ATTAACCATATATCAATGCCCGCTCTGCTTAATCCTCGCTTGATGCGAGAGATGGCAGAACGTGGTCTTCACCATTTCCGTTGCCGTTGCGCTGTGCGCGACTTCCCTCACAAATACCCCTCTCATTGTGAGCAAACTGCTGAAGTCAGTGAGCCCAAGAGTTGGTGGCATTTGCCGTGTCGTGCGAGGTTACCCTCTCGCATGAAATTCTTCGGCCACAACTGCCCTAGTTGTGGTGATCATAGAGCTGTCTCTTCCAAAACAGGCACTGCTCGCGAGAATGCTAAGTACTGGTTCTACGGAACTTATACTGAGCTCGAGCTTCATCGTGTTTGTTTAGACTGCTTTGAGTTGCCCGCCGAAGAGGGAAGTGACCTTTGTCACCGTTGCGACCCGGATGGTTTTGGAACCACTGTTCTGACCGTTTCTTGCCCTGAGGATTGTGTTCCTCGTAAAAATTTTATTCCCTTGGTGGAATGTGAGGTTTGTTTGGAGACAACCATTGCTTTTCGCATGTTACCCTGTGGTCATAAAATGTGCACTGTCTGTTTCAGGCAGTGGTGCAAATTGAACCACACGTGTCATATGTGCAGAGCTTTGTTTTACGTCAACACGGACTTTGCTAGAACACCGTCACCAGATATCCCCGAAGAAGTTGTTGAGAATGTTGAAGTTGCTGTTTCGGAGAGGCAGTTTCCTAATCCTTATTCTGGATTGGAATCCTCTACCGTGATCGAGTTGGATGAGGAGGATGATATAGCGCCACGCGCTGAAACTCCCATCAAACGTGCCAGAGTTCGAGGTGGAAAAAGGAATATTGCAAACAAGCCAGGTCTTTGCTACCTGAAAAATGTCCCCAAAAAGAAACGGGAGACTGCAATTGCAACCTTGGGAGAACGTCCCCAAATCGGTGCAGTTGATGAATACTTCAAGCAAGAAGGAATTCGCCCTAGAGGTACCCAAATTCGCTTTGTTGGTCAAGGCGCTCACGTTATTCGTAGAAGAGACTGGCCTACGAGCCTACAATGGAGTATTGTAACCACTCATGATAGAGCGCGTCCTATCGGCGCTGAAGATTGGGAGCATACACAGATGTGGGATGAAGTCTTGGAAACCGCTCTTGGCGATTTGCTTAGCCCTCTTGATCATTTCGACGTTATTGAAGATACAATCGAGTATGAGGAAGTGGAAGAAGGAGAGTGGATTGAGGAAGAAATCGATGCTGACGTACTTTTTGGAGCGCCTGGTGATTGCTGGAAGAAGCTTTTGGATCCTTTTGCATGTCTTGATCGTCCGTCGGGCGATCAGCCTATCACTTGTCGAGACCTGAAGAAATGGATGACTTCAATTGCTAATTTCGAGACTCCTGAGATGTTCATTCGTGTTGAGCGTCAATCTGCTACCATGTTTCACATTCACGACGTGCGCAGCCTGTACGACTTCAATTATGATAAGAAGTTGTACATTCCTATGACTCGTTTCTTGAGGACCCTCAAGAAGGTTGAGACAGTAGTGAAAGTAGTCAAGCGCGTTTATGTAACACGTAAAGTCAGAGTAGGAAAGATCATCAAACCTGTGGTTAATCAATTCCTTACCGCAGATGAACTTGAAGAGGCTTTGCTCGCAGGACCTGGTGTTGATGATACGTACTTCGGGAGGCCAGCGGCACCCTCTTTGGATGACGCCATGAGACAATTTTACTCACCGGAAATCCGAGGAGCGACTGAACGTCTTGTGCAACCATTGATTCGTGATGGTGTCGAAGAAGTCAGTGCCATCTGTCCTTATCAGATTCCTGTGAAGAATCAACACATGATGGAGGAGTTGGCGATTCCTTGGTCAAAGTTCAACGTCATTCCTCACCCTCATCCTATCCATGCTGCCATCAGGCGTCACACTTACAAGCGAGAGTTGCCTAAGTTCATTAAGTCGGATTGCACTTTCTTGGGTATGAAGCCGGAGCATTTTGCTATGGTCAAATCTGCCGTCGATTCTTTATACGGAGTAGATCATTACAAGCTCACTCTTGTCAACCCTATTGTGGACTTCAAGGATATCGGGCGTTACGCCGGAACGAGTACCGTCCCAGACGGAGTTTGGCACTTGCCACGCATTACGACACCCATGGTCTTTTGCGATGAAAGTGGTCATTACCTATCTCCAGAGTTCATGATCAAGATGAAAGAGGATAACCCAGAAGTGGTCTGCATCGGCATGTCCAACATTTTTCCTTTGTTGGCGACGGAGTTCAATCAGTCGCCGAACCCTGATTTCGCAGATTGGCGAGTGCAGCAAGGTAAGAATGGACCTGTGTTGATTTACATTCCCGAAGGAGATGAGGGTGGCAAGTATGAACAGCCGTTTGATCCTACTATGACATTGATTAGTTCTGTGACTGATGCTTACGGCAAGGTGACTTGGAACGGCGGTGTTGTTTTCAAGAAAGGTCATCTGCGATTGCAAATGTTCTACAGCTATCATGTTGCCAGACCCGAATATATCGTTGAACGAGAGTACGCTATGATGCCCCTGCCGAGAGTTTTCCGAGGTCAACCAGCAACCTGTCCGATTCGTGTTGACCATTACGTCAAGATGTTCCAGTATGCGAAAGTCTTGCCAAAC